GCGTGGTTGACCGCGATGGAAGCGGTGATCGCGTCACCGGAGCCACCGCCGTTCAACATCAGGTCAATGATGCGAGCGTTCGTCGCGCGGGCACGGATCGCCATGACCAGCCGGAGCCAGTTCGCAATCAGTTCTGGGTACGCATAGTCGACCAGGTTACCGGCAGTGACGCAGAAACCGTCACAGTCGGCGCGGCGGTCAACGAACGTCGGGCACTCGACGCGCACGCAGGGCTTGAAGATCGAAGACGAGTCAACGGCTTCGATGTCATCGCCTTCGGTCCACGTCCACACGATGCCCGGGTCGGACGCGAGGTCACCGAAGCTGGGCGAAGTCGGGTACTGGACACCGCCACGGTTCAGACCGACCGTGGGCAGGTCGATCATGCCGTCTTCGCAGACGACGTTGAAGAAATCGTAAGAGATCTCGCTGGGAGCGCACCAGCCGCCAGCGGCCACGAGCACATCCTCATCAGCCGCAGCCTTGAGAACGTTGTCCATGTCCTCTGGCGAGGAGTTTTCATTCAGCGTGAAGTTGAATTCACGTTCGAGCGAGGCCACCGGGTAGTGGTTCGGGTTGCCTGTGCGAGTGACAGGGAGCGCCTTCGCACGCTTGTGGAACGCCTTCGCAAGCTCGGCGATGTTTTCGATCCGGCCGCCCTGCGTGAAGCCGGGAACGTCGGCCGAAGCCACGATGACCGCCTCAGAGCGAGCCTCGTGAACCTTCGCGTCGGGAGCGTACTGGGCGATCGTGCCCAGGCGGAGACGCTGGTTCAGGTCGGTTTCCGGCTTCAGGTAGTCGGAAGCGAACGCCTTCATGGTCTCGCCGACAGCAGCGGTGACCGCAGCCGTGATGACCTCCTGCGAAGGAGTGCCCGCCATAGCGGGAACCTTTTCGGCCTTCGGGGCGTTGGCGATTTCGCCGCTGCCTTCCGCCTCATCACCGGCACCGGGGTCCGCCTCGGGCGTCACGGTGGCGTTCACGGCCTCCGCGAGCGCAGCCGCCGCGTTGGTGAGTTCGTCTCGCTCGGTTCGCACGGCCGCGTCCCGCTCTTTGACTGCGAGGATTTGGCTCTTGAGGACGCCGAGCTTAGCAAGCCCTTCCGCATCCTTCACGCCTTCGCCATCGGCGAACACTTCGTTGAACTGCGCGACAAGAGCGCCATGCAGCTTGGACAGTTCGGCAGAATCGCTGACCGCTGCCAGAGCGGCAATCAGCTCTTCGCCCCCGTCCGGCAGGATCGGACCCGCCTCATTGTCCTTCGGCATGTTGTTTCCTTTGCGTAGCGGGGTAGATACCCGGATTCTACCTATGATTCGTCAGCGAAAATCAAAAATCGCCTTCGAATCGCAGGTGTTACTGATTTTCGGTCTTGTTTTCAGTGCTTTTCCCCTGACGGGACTTCGCGGAGGTGAGGACACGCACGCTCCGTTCCTTCGCGATGCGCGCCTGCTCCTCGGTCGAGAACACCGACACGGCACCGTTCTTTTTCTTGCCGCAGTTGCAACCCATCACTTGTCACCTTTCTGAGTGTCCCGCAGTTGCGACGCGAACTCTTTCATGCGCGTCTGCGGATCGAGTCCGACCTGTTCGGCGATGCGAGCAGCTGCCGCTCGCAGACCGATCGGTTCATCCACTCCGGCATAAGTGCCGAAGCGAACCGGAGTACGCGTGTGCATCAGCTCGCCTCCACGCATGGAGAACGAACGGGTCGGGAACCCAGGCACCGGGACGAGGAGTGCGGCGGCAAGCTCACGCTTGCCTGGTCGTTCACGGTGCGGCCCCCAGTCGCCCGACAGCTGGCACGCCATCATGCGAGCCACCTGCTCAGCGTTGATACCCGGAATAAGCGCCCCTGCAATCCACACGCCGCGCGAGTTCTCTCCGACGCGAGCGGTAGCGACCACCGAGCACGTGTTGTCGTAGTGCTCGCGACGCGGCGCACCTTTCGGGCCCATAGGCGCGTGTCCGCAATCCATGGTGATGGGGCCTGTGGCGAGCTTCGCGAAGCTGCCCCTTCCGTCATCGACCATGGTTGCGCGGTTCATCCAAATGCCGTAGTCGACGTTCCCCGTGGGCACCGTGACCCGCTTGTCGCGGTAGCCTCGGTGCGCCACCTGGCGAGGCGCGAGATAGCCGAAGAATCGCCCATCCTCGGTGACTGTGATGGCCCCGATCTCGGGAACCTCGGTCGGCTCGTCGAACCAGTCGGCAGGCGGCAACTCGGGAATAGTGATCGTGTAGGACGAAGCCGTGAGCGCTTCCGCATCCTGCGGAGTGGTGGCCGCACTTTCGGACAAATCCGCGTCCAGGTACATGCGCGCTTCCGCGTAGGCAGGGATGTCTACCAGGTCCACGCCTCGAATTCGGGCCCCGTCCGTGACAATCGTCCGCGTAGGTTCCGCGCACGCCGGGTCGAATTCGCCCCCTTCGGCGGCAAGTTCGCAGCCATCGGCGAACTCGTACTCCACGCTGAGCCCGTCCATGTCGGGGTTTTCATCGATGATGACCGAGACGCCAGCGAGGATGCCGGGGTTCTCTCTGGTGCCCATGAGACGCGCCGCCTCGGGCCCCCAGGGAGCTTCCAGGTCAATGACACCTTTGGCGAACAGTTCATCTCCCACTCGCTCAATCGAGTCGATACGGCCCACGCGGGCAGTCTTATCGTTGGTGCCCCCGTGGCTGCGTTCGTACTGGTACCCGAGAACGATCTCTAGAGACTGAGGCGTTGCGCCTTCGTCCTGCCATGCCAGCGTGTCGATGTCGAACTGGCGGCGATCGCCGGTTTTGCGGCCACCGCCCCGCACGATCGGGCCGGACACGGCAACATACCTGGAATCAACACTCATGTTGTCTTCGGAGGCGTACAGCGCATCCACCTGGGCCTGCGCGGACTCCTCAGTGTCATGACAGCCTTCGACAGTCCCGTCTGCCTCTTTCACCACGGCAAACTGCCCTGCGCCACATTCGGCGTTGTCTGACTCCACTCGCCACGGCATGACGTTATTCTCCTCAGGGTAAGCAGCGGCATTGATCGTGACAACCGTGCCTGTGTCGCTCAGATTCAGGTCTGCGGGGTCGAATACAGCGATCGTCGTGCACCGGCAGTTGATCACTTCGGATGCTGTGCCTGTGGGATCACCAGGAAAGGCGAGCGAGGTGCCGCCTACCGCGAACGGAGCGCTGAACGCTACCGTCTGGCCGTCCGCCTCGTGGTGCGTGTGCCGGGTGCGATCATCCCCGGTGGCCTGCCACTGTTTGCGCATCACTCCGGGTTCGATCCCGTACCCGGTTTCGAATCGCTGCAATGTCGCCATCGCGGACACGTTGCGAGCACCGTGCGACTCGGTACGCGCGATCGTCCGCGCACGGGGCTCGGTCACGCCGATGGCGTCCCGAACCCGCTGCGCGAGCTTCGGCTGCGACTCCCCGAGTGCGATGCCTTCGGTGATCGACGTGCGAGCGTTGAACCATAGTTCGTTTCCGATGTTGACGAGTCGGTTCGTTGCCTGTTGCAGGTACTGCGAAGTGTCAAGCGGTTGATCGATGAGCAACGCGAGGGGATTGTCCGTGGCTTCGACAAGGCGCCCGATAACCTGCAACCCAGCGTCGATCATCGAAACGTCCAGCCTTGGGACGAGTGTCTGAGTTACGTAGGTACCCCAGAACAGCAGGATTGCGTCGAGCGCACCCTGATCCGCGTCTGCAATCGCTTGTTCGATGTCGTCGGTGTCCATGACACGCTGAACCGCGTTGCCTAGCCCTTCGATCACCAGCTCTTCGAACTCTTCAGCCGTGAGGTCGAGCTCCTGCAAAGTTTGCAGAGGGATTTCTACCATCACGCCTCCCCCGGTTCCGTGGCCTGAGCGTTCGCAGGATCTTCACTTCCGGCGTCCGTTTCTACGGTCTCAGTGGGGTCGGGGTTGTCTTCGTCGGTGCTGGTCGACGCAGCGGCCCCGGTCGCGCGGCTCCGGCGTTCGAGGAGCTCCGTCATCGCGTCCAGTTCGACATCCGAGGGCGCGTCCGACTCGGAGAAACCCTTTTCGCGGCGGTAGGCAATGCCGTTGATCTCCATGCGGTCGTATGCCTCATCAGCAGCGCTGGACTTGTCCGGCCGCTGGACGATCTCAGAAGGGTCATACCAGATGACAATCCGGCCACCGTTGGGCCCGACTTCGGCATCACCGTTGGCACGCAGCACCGGGACGAGATACCCCTTAGTGAGCGCGTGGCAGATCATTTCCGCATCGGGCGCAATGTGG